CGTGGTGTAGCCAAAAGGGGTTTTGGCAAAGAGGTCCGTTAAATGCCTTTAAATGAAGCAGAAAAAAATAAGTTAAAAAAATTAGGACTTACTGGTTTAAATAAACCTAAGAATACACCCTCTAATCCAACTAAAAAAGGAGTTGTGGCTGTCCGTGCGCCTTCTGGAAATGTTAAAATTATACGCTTTGGTGACCAAAACATGGGTCACAATTATTCTCCTGAAGCAAGAAAGTCGTTTAAGGCTAGGCATGGTAGTAACATTGCAAAAGGTCCGACGAGTGCTGCTTACTGGGCTAACAAAGAGTATTGGTCTGGTCCTACTGGTCCCAAAAAGATGCCTCCTAAAAGTCAAAAGTATGTACGTGGCCTTAACAGGAAAGAAATGTAAATGTCAGTAATGCGTTCTAATATTGGAACACAAGTAACTAGAACTCCAATGAAAGCAAAGCTAGGCTCTGGGAGCCGTTTTAAGGCACTTACAAAGCAATTAGCAGCTAAGGGGGCTAAAGACCCCAAGGCGCTAGCCGCAGCTATTGGGCGCAAGAAATACGGCGCTAAAGCTATGACTAAAATGGCAACAGCTGGTCGCAAGAAAGGCTAAATGTACCTTTATGGGGACAACTTCAGGAACTTATAACTTCTCTATGGATATTGATGAGGTAATTCAAGAAGCCTTAGAGATGATCGGCGGAGAAGTTACTTCAGGTTACGAGCCTAAGTCTGCTCGTAGATCAATCAACTTGCTCCTACAAGACTGGCAGAATCGTGGTGTCCTCCTATGGACTGCCAATACTACTGTTGTTGTTGTGTCTGCTAGTGTAACAGCTTACAATTTACCTGATAATACCGTAGATATTCTTGAGGTTATGGTTAATGTCTCTAGTACTGACATCCAACTTACAAGAAAATCAATGGAAGAGTATCTAAAAATCCCTAGAAAGTCCCAAACAGGGCGTCCTACTCAGTATGCAGTAAGAAGAGAACGCACTAATCCTATTATTTATCTATGGCCAGTTCCAGATAGCAACTCTTATTCATTAAAAATTGAACAAGTTAAGTTTATGCAGGATGTTACTAAGTCAGCTGGTCAAATTGCAGATATTTCTAGACGGTTTTTAAGCTGCCTTCCTGCAGGTGTAGCTTATTACATGGGCATGAAGCGCGCAGGTATTGAACCTGCTAGACTTATGTTCATTAAGCAAGAATATGAAGAACGTTTACAGAGAGCAATGGATGAAGATCGTGAAAGGGCTAGTATTAAGATAGTACCAAGACTAAACAGGGTGTAATATGGCTAGTAATAAACGAGCATGGGCTGAATGCGATATTTGTGGTTTTAGATATCACCATAGAGACATGAAGTTTAATAGTTATGGTATGCTTGTTTGCCCAAATGACAATGATGGGGCCTTTGATTTAAAGAACCACCCTCAAAATAAGTCTACTGACAGCAGAGATAATGAAACTATCCCTGATCCCCGTCCTGATTTAGGGGATGTTTATGTTCCAGTTACAGTTACAGACTGGCTTCCTAGTTAGATGGCTTCTCGTAAAAACGCAATTGCTATTTGTGATATTTGTGGACTTAGGTTCCGTCATGCTATACTAAAGAAAAATAGCTATGGTATGATGGTCTGCCCAAATGATTGGGAAGGTTCATATGATAATCAAAACCATTGGCAGAATAAGAATCCTAAAACAGACGACAGCGAATTTATTAAAAATCCACGACCTCCTGCTAATAATGACCGTAATGCAGTATGGGAAAGTGTAACGAGCAAGTGGGAAGATACCACTAAAGATTGGAATACAGTTTAATAAATGGCAACACTTACTGCAGTAGAGATTGCTAATTCTTACAAGCAACTATTACAAATAGGTTCTAATAATGTAGGGCTATCTGGTACACTACAAACTGTACAAGATGGTAATGGAAATGCATCAGCTTTACAGTTAAGTAATAGTGCAGTTAATATTAATGGTACATTTGTACTCAATGGAACTACGTTAACTGCTTCTGCTTCAGTTTTAAATGCCGTAGCTGACTTAACTGGCGCTCATGGTATGATTGCTGTAAGCTCTGGCCAAGTTTATAGCAGAACTATTACAGCAGGTACTGGCGTATCAATTACTAATGGTAATGGATTAGAAGGTAATCCTACTATTGCATTAAACCCATCAGGAGTATCTGCTGGTAGTTATGGTCCTGTTTCTCAATTTCAAGTTAATACTTATGGGCAGGTAGTCAGCGCATCAACTCCTACTAGTGTATCTATTAGCACCGTTCGTTCTGCTGATTTTATTGGTGGAACACTTGCTCTGAACTCTACAGCAAGTATTACAGGAACTCTTCATGTTGCTAGCGGAACAGCTCTTGATGGCACTGTAAGCGTAGGTGGTAATGTTTTAGTAAGTGGTGGCATTACAGCTAATAATATTTCAGTTACTGGTAGTATTACTGGTAACTTTATTACTGCTCCTACAATTAGCACTACAAACTTAACTGCTAATAATCTTAACTTCTTCACTGTAAGTGTATCTGCATTTAATGTAGGAGGACTTACTGCTGTATCAGGTACATTTACAGATAGAGTTTCTGCTGGTAATTATTATGGTAATGGCCAGTATCTAACTAATGTAAGTGCTGTCTTTGCTGCATCTGCAACTAACGCAACAAATGCAGTTAATGCTACTAATGCTGTATCTGCGACCTTTGCTGCTAGTGCTACTAATGCTACTAATGCAGTTAATGTAATTGGCGGTATTGTTAGTGCTACTAGTGGTGTATTTAGTGGTACAGTATCAGTTAACATTATTGATGCTTCTGTTGGTGACTTTAATGGTAAAGTATCTGTAGGGGGTGCTTTAAATGTTGTAGGTGCTGTTAGTGGTACATCAGCTGTATTTACTAATATTGTAAGTGCTTCCTCATTTGCTGGTAATGGCGCTGCTCTTACTAATGTATCTGCTGTATTTGCAGCCTCTGCAACTAACGCAACAAATGCAGTTAGTGCTACCTTTGCTGCTAGCGCAACTAATGCTACTAATGCAGTAAACGCTACCAATGCTGTATCTGCGACCTTTGCTGCTAGTGCAACTAATGCGTCTTTTGCAATTAGTGCTACCAATGCAACCAATGCTGTGTCAGCAACCTTTGCTGCTAGTGCAACAAATGCTACTAACACAATTAATGTAATTGGTGGTATTGTTAGTGCTACTAGTGGCACATTTAGCGGCATAGTAAGTGCTACTTCTTTCTTTGGCAGTGGTGCAAATTTAACAGGTATTTCAGCCGCTGCTGCTACATCTGTTGTAACCTTTACTGTAAACCAATTAACTGTAGTAAGTTCTGCTGTGTTTACTGGTGCAGTCAGCGGTACATCAGCTATATTTACTGGTATTGTTAGCGCATCTTCATTTGCTGGTAGTGGTGCTGCTCTAACTGGTGTTAGTGCTTCTTTTGCTGCATCAGCAACAAATGCAACCAATGCAGTCAATGTAATTGGTGGTGTTGTTAGTGCTACTACGCTGAGTGCATCCGGAGTGGCAACATTTTCCGCTGGCACGGCAGCAGCGCCAGCGATCACCACATCAGGCGATACCAACACGGGTATCTTTTTCCCTGCTGCTGATACACTTGCTGCTAGTACGGGTGGCACCGAGCGTATGCGTATCGACTCCAGCGGCAACGTCGGTATTGGGACGACTTCGCCAAGCAGTTACGGAAAACTCACAGTAAATGATACAGCGGCACAAAGTGTTTATGTCCGTTCTTCCTCTGCAAACTTTGCTGGTTTGCTTTTAGAAAATACAAACTCTGCATCAAAATGGCAGATAGGTGTTGAGGGAGGAACCTACAATACTGCGGGAGTGCTTAACCTTGGTATTTCTGCTGTTGGCACTGCGTTAGCTATCGACACCAGCCGCAACGTGGGGATTGGGACGACTTCTCCATCAAATAAGTTTACTGTTCTTGTTGATGGGTCAGTTAACACTGCTGGAGATTCAATTAATGTTGGGTCAAGTATTATTGGGTCAAACAGAAACTTCGGCACTGCTAGCAATCCCGCACTTTTCAATATCAACTCAAACTCTACATTAGGGGCAGACGTAGGCGGTACTCTTGGTTTTGGAGGTCGATACACGAGTACATCTCAGGCGATGTTTGCGATAATAAAAGGTGCAAAAGAAAATGCTACTGACGGCAACTACAGCACTTATCTGGCGTTTGGCACACGCGCCAGTGGTTCAGACATCTCAGAAAAAATGCGCATCGACTCTAGCGGCAACGTCGGTATTGGGACGACGAGTCCTAGTGCAAGCTATAAACTTACCACCGCTGGAGGAGTATTGACATCAGGTCTTTATCAAAAACGTACTGATTCACTTTTTGCCGCTGGCGGTGTTTATGCAGTAGGTAGTGATGATATAGTAGATTCTAGTATAACTTTAGGTAACGGTTCAGACCAAACAACAATAATTACAAATGCTGGCTCAGAAGTTATGCGTATCACCTCCACCAACAACGTGGGGATTGGGACGACGAGTCCGGCGGCGAAGCTAGATGTTAAGGGTGGCAATGTCTACAACACCACTACTGCATCTGGCTCAACTGGCTTTTATGCGTATAACGGCACCTCAGTTGGGGCTGCTATATCATGCGATTTTAGTGGCCCCTACACTTTCGTAGACTTTCGCGGGCTGGCAGCTTTTCGTGATACGGCAGCTTCTTACGCAGAACGTATGCGTATCGACGCCAGCGGCAACGTGGGGATTGGGACGTCGAGTCCAAGTGCTAAATTAGAAGTATCCGGTGCAATAAAAGACTCAATTGGTAACGTCCGTGCAATTCCAGCCAATGCTCAGGGCGGTGCATATACACTTGTCTTAACAGATGCTGGCAAACATATTGCTATCTCAACGGGCGGTGTAACGGTTCCCTCTGCAATCTTCTCAGCCGGTGATGTTGTTTCTATCTACAACAACTCAGCATCAAGCCAGACGATCACCCAAGGCACTAGTGTGACCATGTACCTTGTCGGCACGGCAACAACTGGCAACCGAACTCTTGCACAGCGTGGTGTTGTTACTATTCTCTGTGTTGCTTCAAATACATTTGTAATCAGCGGTGGAGGGCTAACATAATGAACACTAAATACACAATCGCACAACTTGACCGTCAAACTGATGACGGATTAGTAACCACCGCTCACTGGCGTGTAGACGCTGTTGATGGAGAACACTCTGCTGGCAGCTACGGCTCAGTGGGCTTTGAGCGTGGGGAAACATTTACAGCTTACGATGCACTGACAGAGGCTCAAGTCATTGCTTGGGTGAAAGACAAGCTGGATGTTGAGGCTCTTGAAGCAGGTCTTGCCGCACAGATTGAAGCAAAGAAAAATCCAATAACAGCTACTGGAGTGCCTTGGTAATGAAGCTCGAACTTGATCCCAACGAAGTGCAATTTATTCTAAATATTTTGGGAGAACTGCCGTCAAAAACAGGTTGCTTTCCTTTAATAGTTAATATTCAAAATCAAGCTCAAGCTCAAGCCGAAGTTGTTACAGAGCCGGAAAAATAATAATCATGTGGAAACACAACTGCCCAGTCGATGGTGAAATTGAAGTTGGCGATAACGAGCCATGCAACTGGTGCAACGCAATAGAACTGCAGAATTTAGAAGACAAAGAGATGTTCATTACCACTCTTGCAAACCCCATTGCTGCTTTGGAAAACGTATAACATGACTATTCAACAAATGTTACTTGCTGCTAGTAGTGAACTTCCTAGCTTCAACGTCACAATTTCAGCAAATACAACTAACTATAACTTGCTTACTGTTTTACAAGCTTCTCCATTTAATTACAATAATACTTATCCCGCTCAGATTACTTTGACGATCAACTCTGCTGTTCAAGTTGCCTCAACTGCTACAGGCACTCCTGCTATTACAACAGGGTCAATTATATCAGGTTCTACTTTATCTCTTATCAACAATGGCTCCATCAAGGGTAAGGGCGGCGCTGGTGGTGCGGGCGGCGAAGCTGGAACGGTAACAGATTTTCCGGGTGTAGCTGGCAGCGCCGCTGGCACGGCTCTCAGTATTGCGTCTTCGTTATCAGGCAAAGTGACGATCACCAACGGCAGCGGTGAAATTTTTGGCGGCGGCGGCGGTGGTGGTGGTGGTGGTTCTGAATTTTACACTTCAGGATCTGGTAAGGATGCGGTGTCAAATGCCTCTGGTGGTGGCGGTGGCGGTGGCGGCGCTGGTTCTGGGGCCGGTGGCGCAGGCGGACTAGCTACTGATACTGGGGCTGATTTTCTTTATAATGGCAACGCTGGTGCGGCGGGAAACACAACGACTTTTGGTGCTGGTGGCGCGGCGGGCGATGCTCGAACAGGCATTGGCGGCAACGGTGGTGCTTTTGGTTCTGCGGGTTCAGCGGGTGTATCTTCACCTGATGCTGGAGGTGGCGCAGGTGGTGCTGCTGGCAAAGCTATTGAGTTAAATGGCGGCTCGGCTCCAACTTTTATTTCTGGCAATGATGGTACTCATGTTAAGGGAGCTGTATCTTAATGACAAAAATTCTTCTTGGTTTTACTGGTGGCGTTGATAGCAGTTATTTGCTACACAAGTTGCTGACCGAAACGACAGATGAGATCACGGCTTTCTTTATGGATTGCCGAAGCTGCGAGACGAAGCTTGATTTCCCGCAAGCTCAACACGCTGAGATTCTTGTATCGC